GCCAACTCCACGATCTTCTCGTCAGTCTCGTTCTCGACGCACAGTTGATACACAAGTTGGTACAAGGGCCGCAGGAAGTTGTTTGCGAAGTTGCGGGCGATGATCTTCTGGCGCTGCTGGGACATGGTCGCAAGCTGCTCGACCATAGCTGCTGAGTTCTGCTTGGAGACCGCGTCTTTGTTTGTGCCCTGTGACAGCCTGCTAACGCCAGTCGTGTCCTCTTTGTCCTCGTCCAGCATCTTAATCGTATTGAAGATGAACGGGTTCAGAGGTGCTTGCTGCATAGGAACAATGGCATCGGGTCTAGTCACATTGACAATGCCACCTACGCGACCATCGATAAGCTCCCGAGGGTTGGTAACGCCGCCCTTAGTCACGATGTATCTCGGGTTGTTGGTAATCATCGCGTGGTCGAGGATGGACCTTGTGAGCACCGTCCTGGCGTTCTGGATGGGCACGACCTTAGAGGCAAAGTTGTTTCCCCAGAATGAATGCGGTATCGGCAGTGGGGTGAAGACAACGAAAGGCTTGCGGCTGACCTTTTCTTTCTCAAGAAGGACATTGCCAGCTTTGACCAAGCGGTAAAGTTCAGCCTCGCCAGTGCCGTCGATGTCCATCATCGTGTAGCATTCGTAGCAGGTCACCGAGCGGACTTGGTCTTGGTATCCGTTGGCGTTAAAACCACGGTCACTGCCAATCTCTTCGTGGCGGGCAAGCACCTCTGGGTCAGTTTCCATATCTATGTCTTCGTGTTCCCCGATCTTGTCGATCAGGTCTTCGTCGTACATTTGTCGCAGCTCGGATATGGTTTTGCTGGCGCGGTGGGCGCAAAAGAGAACGTCGTCTAAGTCTTTAGCCTGTGGCTCAATCAAGAACTGCTCTGGGGCAATGTTCTCAATGACAACCTGTGATGTATCTTGGGTCACGCGGATGTCACCCGAGTAAAAGCCGAGGCTCTCTTCGATCTCTTCGATCTCTGTGTTGTCCTGAGCAAGTACGGCGTCTAGCTCATCTTCGGTCAGGTCCTCGACATACTCTAGGTGGCTCTCGGTCTGCTCTTTCCAGTAGACCCTGACGATGCCTGCGCGGGCAATGAGACCGTCGTGGATGGCCGTATGCATTACGCTGTATAGGTCGTTCTGACGATGCGCGACGTAGTCGGTGTATTCTGTGCATACCTCGGCCATCTGTACGTCATCGGCATTCTGAGGGGCAAAGCGCACCGTTTTATTCCCAGCGGCAAAGGTCTCAAGTAGCTGTGCTTTCATTGACTCGACGCTGTCATAGACGTCCATTGAGACATAGCTGCTGTTGCCGTCGTGGGCTTTCTTTGGAAGCGTGGCGTTGTAGTAATCGACGGCCTTCTTGCGCTCACGGCTGATCTGGCTGTCATAGTAACCAACGCTGCGGCGAATGTTGGCGTCGAGAATGACCACGATGCCTTCGTCATCCAGCTTTTTATAGTCCTTGGTTTTCATTTCATACCATTTCTATGTAGTAATTATCGGTCGATTCAATCGGTTCCCAAGCCCCTTCGTGGACGTGGTTGGCAAGGGCAAGCGCCATTACGCAGTCGTCGTAGCAGCCAGACTCGGCCTCCATAGCACCCGTCGTCGTCGCCACGTAAGTCAGCATTTCTCTGATCGTAACCTTGCAGTTTAGCTCAAGCTCATCGTCGCGGTGCGCGGCCCTTAGTTGATCGATGATCAGGGGCTTGGTCTTGGACGTCGTTGTAAAACCGAGCTTGGTGGTCTCTCGATCTGTGAGCTTGTCGATCTGGGTCTCAGTGTAGAAGTTGGGGTAGTTCATGTCTTTGCCGAGCCGCGTACACGTCAGAATACCGTGGCTGTTGTTTTCGACGATGATGAGCGCCTCATTGTAATACTCGCCGAGCGCAGCAAGCACTGTCGCGAAGTAGTCGGGGTGGACATGACTTCGCCACACAGCGACCTGTCGTTTCTTGCTGTCGAGAACCTGAGCGCAGGAGTAGTCACCGCCTCTCACGCCCATAGAGACGTCAGCGCCAATAACGTACTGTTCACCGTCTTGGTGTGGCTTGTAGATCGACAGTTCACCTCGGGCGTTGTCCAGCCATTCCCCGCCCTCTAGGGCCAGCCGTTGCTGTAGCTCTTCGGTGTCTGACAGACGAGACAAAAGCTTGTCGGGGTTAAACACGGGACGCCCAGTTGTCAGGAACGCTTCGTCGGGGTAGCTGGGGTATTCTTGACGGAATAGGTCGAGGCCGTTCTGCGCGACCTTGCGACGGCGAAACATAAGCTGGCCGTCATCGAGGTCATACTCGGCGGCTAAGTCAATCTCGTCGGGGGTGCGCTCGAAGTTGTCAGGGACGGGCTCACGGTAATCGGGGTCGGTGAACCAAGGTATAAACACCGGCACGTACCCGTTGGTACCATCGACAGCGCCTTTCCAGAGGTCGTAGAATATACCTGAGATACCATTGGCTGTGCTCTCGACAAAGATCGCCGTGCCGTTAGTGTTAGGCACAGCCTGCGTAAGCCCGTTCCAGTTTTCAAGGGCAGTAGACTTCTGCCAAAACGCAAGCTCGGAAGCGTGGACATGGGTCAAGGTCTCGCCCCGACCAATGCTCTCACCGCCTGCTGTAGCAACCACAAAGCTGCTGTCGAGCACGTCGAAGCTGAGTTCGCGGCGGGAGCTATACTTGGTGTGAGGCTTAAGGATCTCAGGACAGTTCTCGTGATATCTCTTGGTCATATCGAAGAGGGCTCGGGTACTGTCCGAGTGGTGCGTAACAACCATAGCCTTGCTGGCGTTTCTCTGGCTGACGCTGAAGTAGAGATAGCCACCAGTATACGTTGACAAACCTTGCTGCCGAGCTTTTAGGATGATGACCCTGACTTTGCCCTCGCTGGCTAGCTGTGCTTCGACAGCATCGTTGAGGATGGTCTGAGCGTTGTTTAGTTTAAGCGGTGCAATCTCGCCAGCCTTGGTGCGGATCTTTAGTGCTGACTGAGCATAGAAGCTGTAGTTATTTAACAGTCGTTTCCTCACTGCTACTAATTTCGGATCTAATGCTGTCATCTTTGCTCTCTTCTAGCTGTAGCTGCTCGTCATCCTGTGGCCCATCGTGCTCGATGAGCAGGGAGGACAGAAAGCTCTCAGCTTTGCCGACAGTGACCTCGACAGACGCTGCTGGCTTCGATCTTGTGAAGTCGAGGACTAGACGTGCAGCCGTGAGCTTGTCGCGGTTCTGGGCGGGCTCACGCATGATGGCGACAGCAGCGCGGAGTGCTTCCTTGCTGTATTCATCGTTTATGTCGTATTGTTCGCTCATGATTGCGACCACCTTGTCTGCTTCGGCTCTGGCCTTTTCTCGGATAGGCACTAGCTGTGCTGCTGTGTAGCCATCGACTACACCGACTGGCCTGCCTGCCTGCTTCGTCTTCTTTTTATTTGACCACTGCTTTCTTAGAGCGCGGCCCTCTGGCGTTTTCATTAGATTTGAGAAGTAATGGTTCTTTTTCGGGGTGGACTTCTTTGGATACTTTATTTCGTCTTTTGCCGCTCGGGCTCGGGGTTTCTTTGGTGCGACCATTGGCTAACTCCTGCCTGACGATTTCTAATGATTTAGGTGCCGTGTGGCAGAACTGCTCAGGGGGCAGACCGTGCTCCATCTCGGTGTAAATCGCTAGCTTATCTGGGCCAGATAGGGCCGAGTTTCGGACCCACTCGATGCGTTTGAGTAGGTCCACGAAATCAAATGCCGTGGTTTTCAAGTTGCTCTCCTTGATTGCATACAAAGTAATCCCAATGAGGTCTTTTTTTAGAAGGGGGTTTGGGATTGTTAGCTTAGTTTACTTCTTTGGTGGACGGCCCTTCTTGCGGCCATAAGTGCCTTTGCCTGATGGCATGGTAGTCTCCTTCTTCTCTGGGTTATGCGGCTTGCTGTGGTGACAACGCACCGGCTTGAGGTGACAATGCGCCCGCAGGCATCTGTTGTCTCATTTGCTCTTCCTCTTCCTCCTCGGCGCGACCGTTGAGCATCATGGCTAGTACGACGGCGAGAGAGACGGCAAAAGGGTGACTGAAGAATTGAATGCGCGGGTTCTGGGCGTTGCGAAACTGCTCTTGCAAAACCTTTGCCGTAAGCGGCATTACCTTCTTTGCAAGCTTTGGGTTTGCAAGGTACACCCACACAGGGTCAACAGCAATTTCTTTAAGGCTTCGGATGTAAGTGCGGTGGTTATCAAGCTTCTTTTGGTGGTCTTTAAACATTTGCTGCATAAAGTGATCTTTGGTACCAAACAGCTCTAGATGAGACTTTTTCTCTTGTTCAAAGTATTCTATTGCAGAGGCAAGAGTGCGTATTTCTCGCTTTTCTTTCGGGTTGTTTTCTAAGTAAACTTTAACCTTGTCTTGTAGATTTATAAGCTCTTTGACGATAGCACTTTTGTTCTTTGCGCCCTCTGTTTCCAAATAGGGCATCAAAGCACTCTCAAAACTACGGCTATTGTAAAGAGGACGTTGCCCAGTCAGATCATTGTAACCTTTGGCATCAATCTCATTTGTAAAACCAAAGCCAGAGGGACCTGTGGCGATGCCGTGACCAATCTCATGTAATAATGTGGTGAGGCTATTTAAATCAGTTATCACACCAAGCTTGGGCGCAACCGCGTTTGGATTTAAACCCCATACGGTGCCTTCTTGATTAGATTGTCCCCGCGTAAATGCCCCCCGAACCATTTCGTTATTAGATTTACCAAAGTCAGTAATCATTGCTTTTTGGTCATCAAACATTTTAACGGTGATATTTAGAGCTTTCGCAAGCGCAAGCGCCGTGTCGATGTCTTGGATGCCGTTCTCGTACTTAGTGCCCTTCTTACCGATCTCAAAGACTGCACGTAACTCGGGAAGCTGTGCCTTCACCTGATCGGGTGTAGCAGGCTGGGAGCCGAGCATCTTGTTGACGAGCGACTTCATGTTGAACGGGGATTGCGGTTGAGGCTGCTGTGCAGGCTGCTGTGTAAGTGCGCCTGCGCTTTGGCCTGCAATGTCTTGGTCAAGCGCCAGATCTGTTGTGTTGTCAGTTAGGGCGGGTTGAGAGGCGGCAGAAGTATTTAAAGCTTTGTTGGCTTTGTTTATTGATACTCTAAAGTGTGCCTCGTCATCAAACAAGTCATCTAATTTTAGATCTGCCTGATCTATCTTCAATTGAATTACGTTTTTTCCGTAACCTTTGTTCTGACCGTTTATTTTAGTAGAAACATAGACTTCGTCAGTGTTTTCCTTAGAAACAAAACCACCGTTTTTCTTAATAGTACCCAAGTCAACATTTGTACGGTGATATACGGTAATCGTGCCGTCGTTATTAACTGGTATTGGGGAACCATCATTAAATTCGTAATTTACACTGCCGACGTCGAAGTCCTCGTCAAACGCCAGATCAGTGCCGGTGCTTGTCGGGGGCTGCTGACGACGCCCACTGCGGGATTGCTGTCTCAACACACGATCGACGTAAGGCATGATGTGCCGGTTGAGCAGGCTTTCGCTGATGCCGTCTGACTTCAGCCTGCTGACGACATCCATAGCCGCCACTGCGGGGTCACTGCCAAGGTTATACTCAAGCGTATCCAAAGCTGTCAGCAGTCTCCCGCGCTCGGCAGGGGTCAGGCTTTTGTTTGCCGCGAGGCCTTGGCGCAGTTTCTCTAGCTGGGCGCGGTTGTCATCGATGCCCTGTTGTACGGCTGGGCTGCGGCCCTGTGGCTGCTGTTGCTGTGAGGTGCCTGCTGATGACTGGGATTGGTTTGCGGAGGGACCAAAGCCTGCTGAACGTCTTTGGTTACGAGCGTCGCTGCCGTCTGGGTCAGCGATACGCAGACCATCAATGGTAGCATCAGAGGACAGCACACTGTTGAGAATACTAATCCAATCAGTGAGGCCTGTGATCTGGTTGTTGTCGCCTGCCAGGTTGCGACGGGTCTGATCGATCAGCTCAGTCACCTCGGGCCGGTCACCGTAGTGCTGCTCTAAGTGAGGCAAAAGCTGCTCTAGCCCCGAGCGATCAAGGCCTGTGCCCATGTAAAGCATTCCAAGCGGGGCGCTGTCGGGCTCTGGTCCCCCGCGCTCACTTCTGAAACGACGCACCGCCTCCTTTAAGGCTGCACTACTCTCAGCCTCTTGCTCTTCCTGACGCGCGGCCTGCTGTGCCTGTGCAATCAAAGACGGCCCTGTGGGTCTACCGAGCCCGTCGTTGCCTTCGTTGAGCTTAATGAACCGCTCGACTGACTTGCGACGGGTGCCGCCCTTGCCACCTAGCACTTTGTCAATGGCCTGACCGCCAAGGACAATAGAGGCCTGCGGAATGAGGCTTGCACCGCCGGTGGACAGCAAAGGTAAACCGCCGACAACGACGTTACCTACGCGGGTAGGGTCATAGCTCTGCCCACCTGTCATCAGCGGATTGAAGAGGTCGGTGAACTTGGAGACGCCGCCCTTCATGCCGTCTTTGAATAGGTCGGTGACAATGTTGGACTTCTGAAGCTCCTGCAGAAGGGTGTCGCCCTCTTGAGTACCAGCAACGAGACGCTTGACGGAGTCAAACTGGTCTGTGGTGACCTTAGCTGAAACCTTGCGCTTGGATGCTGTGATACCAGCCTCTGCGGGCACGTAGTCCTGCAGTAGCTGCTCAAGTGTCTGAGCTTGCTTTGGGTCAAGTTGGCTCTTCAGAGATTTGACCAAGTTAACAATGCCAGTGACTTGAGTGCGCCGGTAATCTTCCAAAGCCTGCTTCGCGCCATAGCCAGAGGTAGGATCAATGTCACCGAGGTTATATTCGTTGTCTTCTGCTGTCTTTCTGAGGCTCCTCGCAACATCGCCAGCGGCGGCACGTTGGGAGATCTGTAGATCAGTTGGATTGCGCGGGCTTCCGTCGCGATTGAACACGTTGGAGCCTATCACGCTACCCATGCCGAAGCCTGCGGCGGCACCTTGGACGGCAGCGGGGCCTACGCCTTCATAGACAGGCTCATCAGCACCGACGTTCGTAAACGCCTGCTCCTGCGCGGACTGCAGGAACTCTTCGCCCATTTCGACGCCACCGCCTGTTATAGCGCCCTTGGGGGAGAGACCTCGGACAGTGCCTCCGCTGACACCATTGACAAGCGCGGTATCGATATCAGTAGTACCAAGCTTAGTGTTTACTTTAGCACCCAAGCGACCAATCAGAGCGGTGACCGCACCGGCGGGCAAAGCAGCGAGGCGCTCAGGCGTGTAGCCCTCG